GATGACGAGCTTGGTAGCCAGCTTGCCAATGTGATTGCAGAGCGAGACGAGCAACGTCGGCAGATGCAAGAGATGCAGCAGCAAATCGAGCAAATGCGACTGGCTCAACAGCAATACGCTCCACCACAACCGCCTCCACCTGTAACTGCACCTGCGAAACTAGAGAGTGATGCTCAAAAGCTATCGCGATGGCAGAAGGTGGAAGTGAACCAAGAGTTAGTCAAGTACTGCGAGTACGACGACAAGACATCAAAGTTCCTGCCAGACCCTAAGTACGGTGCCGATGGTGTCGCTGCCGCTAAGCAACTCAATGATGCCGTAGCAGAACAGCAACGTCGAAGCCAGTTAATGGTTAACGACTTATCCTCAGCGCTGAAAGAGGCTGGTGTTCTCGACGAGATCGAGCAGCGAATTGAGACTCGCCTTCAAGAGTACAACAAGAAGCTAGCTCAGACTCTGACAGAACGACAAGAGCAGGCACTCGCACAACGTCAACAACTGGCTCAAGAGAACGAGTTCCAAAAGTTCTACGAAGATCACAAGAGTGAGTTCTTCAGGACGGACGCAAATGGCAAGGTCATGATTGGCCTTGATCAGAAAGAGGTTCCAACGGAGCGAGGTTTGCTTTACAGCGCCAAGGTCCGCGAGGTGTGTAATGAGCTAGGTGTCGACCAGCCAGACCTGCGAGTTTGGAAGTTGGCATACAAGCTACTCCCACCCAAGGAAACCCCAAAGACATCAGAACAAATTGCAGCAGAGAAGAAACAGCAAGCTGAAGTCAAGAAGACACAGTTTGTCGAGCAGGCACGCAAGAAGCCAGAGAGTGTGAAGACGACTCAAGTGGCCATGTCTCTTGCACAGCCTATCGAGCCGACAGCAGGAAGGAAGCTGTCATTCAGGGAAATGTTAGAGCGCGATCCAGATAACGCTGAAGTACTCGGCGCGCACTACAAAGGCAACTAACGGAACAAAGGAGTGATCAATGTCTGAAGCAATTTTAGCTATCAGAAACACAGCACCAAAGTATCTCAAAGGTGCATCGGACCAGACGATTCGCAATCGTTTCTGGCTAGCCTTGCTGCAAAGCGAAGGCCGAATTCTTTACAACCAAAGCGGTACCTCTTGTACCTGGAACGTCCGCGCACGTCAACCAGTTGCTCGTACCCATTCCAGCGGTAGCGGTGTGGTTTATGAACAACACCAAGCCTTCGAGCAATTGACTGTTCCAGTCGCTGGCTTGATTGGTTCGCAAGCGTTGGACCTCAAAGTTCAGATGATGAACAAGGGTCCGTTGGCAATCGTTGACCTCTACGCAGACGCGATGGACTCGGTTCTCGCTTCTGTTGGAAACCGATTGTCGGCTGAGTTGTTCGTTCGCAACACTGGTAACGATGATCAGATCGTCGGTATCGATACTCCAATGGTTCCAGACGGTTCCGTTGTTGCTGGCGACCGAATCGCTTTGCCATCGAGTTCCGCTGCTTACGGTGGAAAACTGGTTCGTCCAGGTTCTTACGGTGGATCGTGGTCAAGCAACTTGAGTTCGACCGCTCGTCCATCCAGCTTGCTCACCACTGACTGGCCTCTTGGTTCGGGTAGCTCGGACTACGACTTCATCACTCCAAAGATGTTGAACTACACTTCGACCTCTTGGGGTACTGGTGGAAGCACTTGGGCAGACAACTGCGAACACGTTGTCCGTCGAGCACGAAGCTGGATCCGTCACACCAGTGGCGAAACCAAGTTGCCTAGCTTGCACATGCTGGCTCAAGAATTATTCGATGAGTTCCAAGACCGCTTGGTAACTCGTGAGCGATTGCAAGTGAGCGACTACGCAGGCAAGTTGGGATTCTCGGCTGAGAACGTCATCAACTACAACGGTTCGATGATCAAGGCTGAGTTCGATTGCCCCGCTGGTACCGGCTACGCTGTGAACCTCGAAGAAATGAGCTTGTTCAGCTTGCATGATCAACTCTTCTATTTGGTTGGACCTGAGTTCAACACCACTGCTTTGGCTCACGAAGTCGCGATCGGGTTCTTTGGAAACCTCCGCTTCAATCCTAAGCACATCGCCAAGTACGGCGCTTACGCCTAATCGGTAGGCTTCGTCGTCACAAGAAACAATACCATTTAGGAGATTATAAAAGTGGGTGCAGTAAGGACGAATTTTTACAAGCTCGGTGAAACTGCCGTAGCTGGTGAACTAGATACCCTTTTGGGTATGGTTGTCGAGTTTGATGATTGCAATTATTCAGCAAACCCAGCAACTCGCAAGCTCAACTCCGGTCGCCGCATTAAGGCGATGTGGATTAAGAACGACTCTGGCTCCACCTTGAATGTCGGTGAATGCTTGACATGGAAGAGTGGATACGCAGGTACACGAGTTGGTGGTGTCACTGGCTCCGCTGGTACTGGTGTGGGTGCTGTTGACCCATACGTTGGCAGTGCTGGAGTTGCTGATGGAAAGAACTTCTGGATGATCATCGAAGGCCCAGGAAAGGCACGATCCGCTGGTTCGATCTCTGCCAATGCCATTCTGATTCCAGCCGCAACTGGTGAAGTGACAACTGTGACCAATGACGCTCCAGGCTCTTTAAGTGCCTGCGGACGTTGTGTGGTTGCTGCAACTGGTGCAGATGAATCGATCGATGTGCTCTGGAAATTCCCAGGCTACTAATCGTCAACCCGAAACATGGATGTGGCTAGCGAGTGGCAGGGATGTTGCTCGCTAGTTTCTCTTACAACGAAAGAAGGTGATCCTGTGGACAAGTTAAAAGGCGTTACGCCTAAAGGCCCAGAGATGGTTGCGCCAAAGTATGTTGCTAACGCGAAGCCAATTGGTTCTGAGCCCATCGTTCAGAATGTTGTCCCTGAAACGGCAGCATTTCAAAAAGAGCCTCAACAGTGCGATGCCTACAAGAGTATGGTCTCGCCACTGAAGGCAAACAAATAACCCCGTCTTCAAGTCTGGGGGGTGGCTGTAAGCCGCTGGGGTAGGGGCTGATGAGGATACTTGTCGGCCCCGCTTCATTATGGGGGCGATATGGCGCTGATCCTAAGAGTTACAGACACAACATCTCACTGCAATCAATGTCGTCAAATCTATCCCAATAGTGCTCTACGACTTGGTTACTGTCCTACCTGTAGTGAGATGCGAAGGGAACGAATCCGAAGAGAGTTGGAAATGAGTGATCAAAGACAAGCAGCCCAGTTTTCGCGTGAGTTGATTACACGAATCAAGAAGGCTGGCTCTGATCAACAGGTCTTAGATCAAGTCTTCGCTAAGTTCACTGAGTTGGTTGGCGGGCCTGTAGGTCTCGCTGAGAAATTCAAGTCAGACTTTGATAAGGTTCGCGGTGAAAACCTCACGCAAAAAGAGGCAGCACTATTCGAGCGTAAAGATTCCGTCATTGTCAAATACTGGCAACTGGCATTTGCCATACAAGAAAAGCTCGATGACCGCAAGAACGTAGATGCCAGTGGTCTTACAGATGATGACCTCAAGGCAACACTCGCACAACTCGCCGCACAGATGATGCGTGAAGATCCAGACTTCCGTATGCAAGTCATGAGTAGTGTGGCAATGCAATCTATTCCTATCGACGTGGAGCCGCTTTCAGGACCGCTCCCGCCTAGCCTCCCTCCTCTTCCTGAAGAACCTACAAGCTGGGAACACGATCCCGATGACGAATCTGAATCTGACGAATAGAGAAGCCGCTGCACTGGTGGAGATGGCAAGGCGCCGTACCACCTCACTGGACCTCTATCGAGCACAGCCCCATCAAGATCCTATCTTCGAGTCACTCGCTCGTGAGATGTTGGTGCGTGGTGGTGTTCGTTCAGGTAAGAGTACTTCACTCGGTGTCAAGACTGCCGCTATTGCAACAGATGGCTACGTGACATTGAGTGACGGACGTAGGGTTCGGGCGCGTCGACCTCACCAAGTTGGTAGGCCACTTACGATATGGATTATTGGCTACGACCAGCGACATATCGGTGAAACGATTTATCGTATCTTGTTTAAGCCAGGATTGTTTAAGCTGATCCGTGATCGCGAAACGGGTCAACTCCGAGCGTTCAATCAAGCGGACCCCGATGATGCGGCGCGTAGTGCTGAGACGCTACCAAGCTATCCCCTTATTCCGAATCGATTCGTCAAGCCAGGATCGTGGGACTGGGAGAACAAGGGTAACAACGAATTCAAGAAGGTGACTATCTGGGATCCAGTCACTAAAGAAACACTGGCTGAAATCTACGCCTACTCTTCTAAAGCAGAACCTAAGCAAGGCGACCCCGTCGATGTTATCTGGATTGACGAGGCGATTAAATACCCTAAGCACTATCAGGAATGGCAGTCGCGTCTTGCTGACCGTCAAGGGCAACTCTATTGGTCAAGCTGGCCACGAGCTAACAACGAAGCCTTACGTGCTCTAACGGAGCGGGCTAAGGAGCAAGACCCAGACGATCCAGAACCAATGGTCAATGAGTTCATTCTCACGACCAGTTCTAACGCACAGCTAGACCCGCGAGGTAAGAGGGAACTATTAGCTGGCTTCACGGAAGAAGAACGGGCGTCACGCGATCGAGGTGAGTACTCCCTAGATCAACTCAAGATGTATCCGCTATTCGATCGAGGCTTTCATTGCGCGTGCCTAGACGAAACTCTTAATGATCCTATCTCGGATACTCTACGGCGCAACAACTGGATTCCTCCAATGGACTGGACTAGGGAGTTAATCCTAGACCCAGGCACGAGAAAGCCAGCCGTACTCTTTTGTGCCATACCTCCACCGACACTCGGTGAGTTCTATGTTGTGTTCGACGAGCTCTATCCAGGTCGAGCCGATGCGGACCAACTGGCTCCTATGATCAAGACGAAGATGCAGGGCTATCCCTTCTATCGCTTCATTATCGACCAACGTGCAGGTAAGCAAACAACGATGGGTTTCGGGATGTCAGTCGCAGACAACTACTCCCGAACCTTCAAGGATAACAATATCAAGTCTGTTACGACGGGGCATCACTTTATTTGGGGTTCACCGAATGTTGAGTCTCGCATCATGCGGCTGCAATCGTGGATGCACCCCAACACAAAGAACGGGCCTTATCCGTATCTGCGAGTTATCACACACAAATGTCCTGTCCTTTGTAAGCAACTCGAAGACTACATCAAAGAAGAACGTATGGACAATGAGGTAGGTGATCGACCTGCCAAGTACCAGAATGTTGATACTTGCGTTTGTCTTGAGTACTGGTGTGCCAGTTTTCCAAAGTGGTTTCCAGTTGGAGGGAAGAATATAGGGGGAGGCTCCCCCGCATATCAATTGTTTCAGCGATTACAGGCAACGATGTCTGCACGTAAGAAGCCGGAGGATAAGTCCGTTACCCTCGGTAATACCCTAACCCCCTACAAGGTGTCGTAATGAGTTTGAACGATCGTTTCGATGGAACTGCTCCCGTTGGTCTGCCTATTTTATGGTGCCCTCCTCACGCGCCTGATGATGTGGTTCCTGCATTAGTTGCGGATTCGCTTCACAATGGCTTGGTGAATCTCAATACGTTCCCAACTGCAAAGCGGAACAAGACTGGCATCTGCATGGGTGTGCCGCATGTGAGTGATCCTGGTTTGTTTGATGACCAGGGTAAGCCCACTGAGAAGGCAAAGCGAACTGGTTGGTGGATGTTCCCTAAGTGGTACGAGGATCTCACTGAGGCTCGTGCCGTTCCTGAGCAGCGCAAGAACAAGTCCAAGGACAATAGCTAATGCTTGAGATTCGAGGCAGGTTAGAGAGACTTGTTGGTGTCTGGTTGAATCGGATTGAGCAAGCTCGTAAAGCGAGGGAGCCGTTCCGGTCTACTGCCGACATCTGCCGCAACTTCTATCAGGGGACTTGCGGTTTCATGTGGGACGACACGTTCCGCAATAAGTTCTTTTCTAATCTGCCTGCGCCTCAATTCAAAATGACCATTGCGAAGGCTTACGAATATGTAGCCATCTATGGTCCTTCACTTTTCTGGGATTGTCCAGGCATTACCGCTAGACCGTATGCACGCCTTGAGATTATGCCGGAAGCCTTAGGTGATCCGGCTGATCCTATGACAGCCCAGCGGTACCAGCAATTCATGGCGAGTTATGAGCAGAATCGTAACCGCAATAAGACACGATGCTCTTTGATGGAGCAGTATCTGTCTTATGCTCAACGTGAACAGCCTAATGGTGGGCTGGCAGCGGAAAGCCAGCTTGCTATTGTCGAGGCTCTCATTACGGGTCGAGGCTGTCTCTGGACGGAGAACTATCAATTCCCTGGTAGTGATCGTGTCTTGACTCGGTCGGTGTTTGACTCATGCTTGCGATTGTTTATTGACGCACAGTGCACCAAGCCGAACCTCAGTGATTGCGGCTGGATCGCACGACAACACGTTGAGAACTACTGGGACGTCGAGAGGCGATTCAATCTACCAACTGGCTCCCTAGCTCGCTATTCGCGTAATGTGGGGATCTCAGGGGCAGAGGTGAATGAGGTATCGCAGAGTGGTAAAGATGAATACCACCCGATGAAGCTCAATGGTAACTCTACATCGAACAAGATTATTTGGTACGAGATATTCTCTAAGGTTGGAGTAGGTACTCGCCTAGAGGATTTTGACTCTTCTATCCATGAGGCATTTGAATCCACTGTTGGTGACTTTGCTTATCTGGCTGTTGCTAAGGGTATTCCGTTCCCGCTGAACTTTCCGCCTAGCACTGCTGAACAGAGTGACGATGAGATTCGTCGGGCTCTGGATTGGCCGGTGCCAGTGTATCGAGATGGTCGGTGGCCTGTGTCTCTGCTTGACTTCTATGAAGCAGCAAGTGGGCCTTGGCCTTTGGCTCCGATTGGGATGGGGCTGGGTGAATTAATCTTCTTGAATGTGATCATGTCGTGTTTGGCTGACCGAGTATACATGAACTCCCGTAATATCTGGGCGGTTCTGAAAGAGGCTGGCGACGACATCATTAGCAAGATCAAGTCGAATGAATTTAATATCGTTCTTGAGTTGAACGGTATGGTTCATAACAACATCCAAGAGTTGGTGTCGATGATTCAGACTCCGGCTCTTAACTCGGACGTGATCAAGATCATTGAGTTTATCTCGGACTCGTTTGATAAGCGAACGGGCTTGGTGGACATCATGTACGGTATGAGCAGCAAGGTGGCTCGTACTGCGGCTGACGTGAACTTTAAGGAGTCTACCACTTCGCTGCGTCCAGACTGGATGAGTCGTAAGGTTGAGGCTTGGCAGACTCACCGAGCGAATGTCGAAAGAATCTATGCGGGCTGGAACGTAAGAGGCCAGGATTTGATTCCGCTGTTTGGCCCAGAAGGTGCCCAGCTATGGGACGAGCTAATCGCGATGGAAGATCCAGAGGTCTACGTTCGCGAGATGTCTATGACGGTTGAGGCCAACTCAATCAAGAAGCCTAACAAGTTCCGAGACAACGAGAACCTTACACGCATTGCACAGTACCTATTGCCATCCCTCAATGAGATTGCAGCGATGGGTAATCCAACACCACTCAATGCGTTCATTAAGTCTCTGGGTGATGCTATGGAGCAGGATGTTACGGATTGGTTGATTCCTCCGATGGCACCTCCGCCTCCACCTGAAGCCCCCGTAGATCCTGCACAGCAACAGCCTGAGCAAGAGCCTGAGCAACAGCCCCCGATGGAACAAGGTGGCGACATACCTCCCGATGTTATGGCGCTACTGAATGGTACACCCCCTGAAGCAATGATGGAGAGCGCAAGTGGCATCCCAATGTAGCCTACGTATCAATGGCGTAACACACCGAATGATTCAACAGAAAGATGGTTCTGTTACCTACGATCCCCCTCTACCTAAAAGTGAAATTGCACGAGGGCGGAACAATATAGGGGAGATGATTCGAGAGAAGAGTTTTCCTGGTTTGAAGACTGAGAGCAACTTCTTCTCGAACCGTGGAACCCTCGAACAGCAATTCAAAGACGACCCTGAGTTTCTGCAAGAGATTATTGCAGGAGCGCAGGCCGATGGATACAACCCCAACCCCAATGATGTTTATGTCAGCCAGATAGCTCGCAAGACTGGAGACCGCAACGCCTTTGTTAGTCAGGCGGATGGTGTCTCTAAGATCCGCAAGGTTTGTGAAGAACAAAAATTGCATTGCGAGGAGTTGGGTACTGAGCGTTACGAAGTGGCGCCAAAGGCTCCAGTGAAATTGGCTGATGACTTAGTTCAGCAAAAGGTTGCTGAGTACAAGTCGCATCCTGAGTTCTCACGGATGAAGGACCAGGAGTTAAGGGAATTTGTTGTGGAACAACATGGAGCAAGGAGTTAAGGAATGTCTATTACTGGAACAGAGCGAAGCACGATTGTTGCCGCTGTTGCCTCGCCTTCGCCAGGGCGTAAGCTGGCTGACTCTGTCAATCTTTTGAGCAATGGTGCCTACACCGTTTCGTATTCGATCGGTACCGAAACTGCCAATGCGATTGCAGTCACGATCACTGTGACGTCGCTAGATGGTAAGGCGATTGCGAACCGAGTGGCGCTGGATCTTATGGTGATCAGTAGCACCTCAACCTACGCACTCAACACTACCGACTACACCATTGCTGCTTCGACAGGTGTTGTGGCTCAGTTGATTGCCGACCAAGTGTTGCGAGTTATCACTAACGCTTCTGGTGTTGCTGTGGTCTCTTTCACGCTGGCATCTGGCGCAGCTACGAGCTATTTGGCTGCGATCCTTCCTGGTGGATCGATGGCTGTTTCTGGTGCGATCACTCACGCTGCCTAATTAGAGAGCTAGCCTGTGGATTATTTAGCAAGCTGGAATAATGTATTCACCTTCTGGGACATGACCCAGAGGCTGCTACTTAGAAACGGGCTAGGTTCCTCTGAGTCGGATATTGCGCGATTAAAGATTGCGATTGATAAGGCTTATCGAGTTTTGCCAACGGTTCACGATTGGCGATTCTATAAGCGACGATTGACGTTGACGGTGGATGCATCGGTTACGATTGATGCTGTGACTTACGATCACACTGGTGGCTCGTATGAGAGACAATTAACCATCACTGGCTCCTCGACTTGGCCTACATCGGCGCAGTTTGGTGAGATCATTCTTGGTGACATTGTCTATCAGATTGAGCGGCGAATTAGCGATACGGTGGTGACGCTCACGGATGAAACGAATCCAGGCAGTGACACAACGTCTACGAGTGTAGTGTGGTTCCGAAGTACCTATCCGTTTCCGGTGCCGACGAAGCAGATATCTGAGGTGTGGCGAGGAAGCCAGATATTGAGATTGCGTGCCTGTCCTCCACTGGACTATCCGCGCATTCGCAAGATGTTTCGGCAACCTGGAACGCCGATGCAGTATGCGGTTCTTCCGAGTCGTGACCGTGTAGGGCAGATGGAATTCTCAATGGTTCCACCTCCATCGGTTCAGGAAGTGTATGAGGTTCATGTGGATGTCTCACCGACTCCGCTAAGAACGTATGAGGTGTCAGGCTCCGATGCTGTCACAACTGCTGGTAGCAATACCGTCACGAGTGCGAGTGCGTCGTTTA